TTCCTTCTATTACTTTAGCAAAGTTAGGAATCCTTAATTCGCCATTCATATCAGGAGCTATCATAGCATCTAGAGAGTTTTCGTTGTTCATTTTGCGAAGTAAATCAAGCAACGGGCCTTGCATAAAGCGTCTAAGAGTATGTCTTATTATCGGATTATCGGATGTCATTCCAACCTCTATAAGTCTCTCAGATAAAGAAATTGCACCCTCGGTGTATCTCATTCCCTCCTGTCTTTTTGCTTCAAAGAAAATTTGAGCCAAAGCTGCGTTACCATCATTTCTAGACTTATCAAAATAAGAGACTTTATCAATCATGTCCTCAAGTCCTTGCCATACTCTCAATTCCTCATGGTATCCCCTGCTTTGATAATCGCCAATAGAATGAGACCTTGAAGAAGCACTCTTTTCAACATTAACAACGCCTAGACCAATACTAGATATATCAACTCCAAGTTGATTTTTAACGCCTAATTTATTTATTTGACCAATCCAATTATTAGTATTGCCGCCAATTTGGAGAGGTTCTACATTCCCCATTAACTTAGCAGAAGACTCACCTAATAAAACATCTATCTTTGAATTATCCATTTTAGCTGCGACAGTAGGGTCGTAAACATAATATCCCTTCGCCATCATAGTTCCATCAGATTCATTGTAAAATGTATAAGGCTTTATACCATTAAATTCATTCGGGTCTCTACCTTTAACAGCTGCTAGAACCTTCATAAATCTTGTCCCAATGTATTTAACACCATCAATAGAAGAAGCCTCTAAACTTGGATAAAATGTATCTTGTCCATTTTCACGCCGTTCTGCATCTCTCTGCAGTTCAAGCCTCATATTTTTAGCGAGCTTTTGTTGAGACTTACTAACATTAGGATTGTTCTCCATGGCTCGTAAAGTTCTTTTGACAAGACTTCCAACATGGAATGGGCTTTGTCTATTCCAACTTCCATCTCCTAGTTTAGCCTCATCAGCAAATACACCATAATTAACTTTATTGCTCTTGTAGTGCATTAAATCTTTTTTAATATTACCCCAAGTTTTAGTCCTCTTTATCATATAATTAAAAACTTTTTCATTCATAGCCTGACTTGTTCCACCATTCGCTAGGGCAGCTCTTTGGTGAATCTTAGATTCCCACAATTGTCTTTCACTAGTATTTTTAAATATGTCTGGATTTAAATAATCTTTTATCCATCCTTGTTTCATATTAGAATCAATAAATAGTGCAGACATTTTCAATTCTGTTGTTCTGTGTGTATCCCCACCATTTAATACATCATCCCACATTTTCTTAAAAGATTCCTTTTGAGCCCCTTTTAGGCTCTTTAATGAGGTATCATACCAATCCCTAAACATAGAATTAAGAATAATATGATTCGGTTTATTATTCTCAAATAGGAAATTTTCTGTACCAACTTTTATAAAGAATGGATTTTCTCCCTTGCCAGGCATCCCTAGAGCAGCTAATTTAGGGTCAGGGGCAGGAGTATCCTTGTCCGTTGGTAGGAGTTCTTCGTATAGTTTATGTTCTAAATATGTATTTGATATCTTCGCACCTTCTACCTTGCCCTCCATCAAATCCACAATATATTTATTTAAATCATTCTCCCTAGACCAAATATTCACAGAGCTTCTTCTTGGTCTTCCATATAAACCAGATTCTTTTCCTTTTTCAACGAGCCTTGGGAGCTGACCGCTGTTATTTAAATACCAACCTTCAAATTGTCTTAAAAATTCAACAGTTGGGCTTGTAAATCTTGAATCAGTTGGCTCAAATATTAAATCACCATCAACAAAACGAGCACTTCTTATTTCTCTAGAGTTAATTGCATAATGAAGAAGAGTAAGACCGTCTCTCTCTTGAAACTCTCTAACTTTATCATTTATGGCTTGTTTCTTTTTCCACGGAGAAAGATTATCAAACTCCTTACCTGTCCCCAATCTCTCACGAAGAATTGCATCCATTCTATCTCCAGGATTCGAGTGGTCAGCTATATCTCTTATTAATTCAGCGTCTAACTGATTAGGATTGTCTTTAGACATTAAATCATATTCTTGACCTATCTGTATAGCAGTTTTAATGTCATCTCTTCTCTGATGCTGGTCTAAAGTAGTTCTTAACCTGTTAACAGCTTCCTCAAATAAGCCTTTGTTAGATATATTCTTTTGTAGATTTAACTGAGCCTCCATCTGAGTTCTAGCTTTTTCTAAATGTTGCCAGCTCACACCTGGCTTATCAGCAAAAGCTTGTAGAACATCCGCTAGAGTGTGTTTGCTCTCAGAGTCTTTCATACCAGCGAACTCCATTAGAGCCAATTTAGCTTCTCTTTTAGCCGAAATAATAGCCTGAGCCCCCACAGCCCCATCTTCAGAGTATCCCATTAAAATATTTAAAGCTTTTCTAAATTCGGCTTTTTGATGAATCTCACCCATACTTCCCTGCAGTAGGCGTTCTCTTACTGTAGTGACATATGTATTCAACCCATCAGATGTCTCCTCATATCCCTCAGTATTCATCTCTCTAACTTTTTTGTTTAAATCTTTACGAAGAGACCTAAATTCTTTAATTAATAGCTTAGAAGCATCCGTTGGTTCGCCAGAAGTTTCTTCTGTATATGACTTTATTAAGTCAGTAAGTTTGTCTCTAACTTGAACAATTGTTTCCAATCTGTCTCCCAATGGAACATCAATATTAAAATTTTGGGATAATACGTCTGATATTCTAGCTATTTCTTTCTCAATTCCGACTGATACACCAGTCCCAATTTTGTCAACAGCCGCTATAATTTCAGCATTTAAATTCTTTAAGTGTTTTGTATCTCTAGACTCATATAAAGTCCTTATTTCATTTAACGTAGGCATTCTTAATTCTTTGCCGTCTGGAAGAACCTCAGTTGATTCAAGTAGATAACTTTCTTCTACTACATTATCAACAGCTTTCATTTCCTTTCTTATTTCCTGAGCCTCTTTTAATCTAGCATTCCATTCTGAAGAGTTTTGTTCTATCCCCTGTTCTGTCATCATTTTTTCGATAACACGGTCGCTCATTACAAAGAAAGTTCCATCACGATTAGGAACAACAAATCCTATTTTCATCCCATCTTTAAATAATTGAGCCGTTTCGACAGGTAGGTCAACATTGTCTAGATACCTTTTCATGAAATAATCTACACCAAGCCTACCGACTCCATTAATTGACATTTCACTTGGTTTATCGCCAAATACTTCACCATACGCATTATAGATTTTTTTCATATCGTCTTCAGTGACCTTTACAGTCTCAGTATGTCTTTCAGGATTTCGAGTAGTTTGAGACCTCATTTCCCATAGTTCTCTCATCGACTGTTTCATAACATTGAAATTTTCTTCTGCCTCTGAGGTAGGTGCTTCTTTTCCTTCTTCTTTTAATGCTTTCTTTTTATCAGCAGAATCAAAGACGACCTGTTTGTCCCAATTAAGGGGAAACAATCCGTTTCTATTAAATAGAGTTTCCCACCCAGCTGAAAAATCTGCAATCGCAGCAGCAGTTTCCTTAGAAGATGATTTTCCTACGATAAAGTCATATAATCTATTTGCCCTCTTCCATTGTTGAGAACTTATCATAGCATCTAAGAAAACATTATTATTTATGGATGGCTCCCCATCGTAAGAAGTAAGCATTTGATTAGAGCCAGGATAAAACGACCTAACTAAAATAGATTCATATTTCTTAATAACATCTTGAACCGCCTGTAGTCCTCCGTTTTCGCCCCACCCAACCTTATCGTTACCTACTTTGTCTATATTTTTACCATCAAATGTTTTATTTGAGGTGGAAGCAATTCCTTCTCTTTTCAGTAACTCTATGGTAGTGTGTAAAGAATTTATAGTCCCATTAACACTCGCTTCATCTCCAAAGTTAATTACCCCTGCCTGAATAGTTTCTTTGCCATCTCTTCCTGTTATAACCTCAAATGGAATATTTAAATCATTCAACTCTTTGAACATCCCAATATATACTTGCTTTACATGCTCTCCCATTAACTCACTTAATTTAGCCTTAGTCCCCTGAAAGCCTAAGTTTTTAATTGTTTCCCCATCTAATTCTATTGCTTCGAGCTTATCTTTAATTGTTGTCAGCTGCTCTTCACTTAGACTTCTAACATCTAGTACATCTTTTTCCCCCTTAATCCCACTAGCTTTAACATGAGAATTATAAAGAGTAGCCAGTTCAGCGACTATTTTATGAGTATGGCTATTGAAAGCATTAAGGTCAACTTGTACGCCCTTACCTTTTTTACCTTTTAATAAATCAGCTTGTTCCCCCTTAACATTATCAAATATTTCAATAATCTTCTTAGCATCTGGGCCTGATATAACTTTAGAAACATCTTCCATTGCTTTATCAAATATGAACATGCCCTCTAAATGAGTAGGGTCTATATCAAGAGTTCTCAATACTTCATGATATCTACCCATATCCATTTGATATTGCATAGCTTCTTTCTTACCCCATTCCCCCTTTGATTTAGTCATCAAACCTGCCATAATCATATGAGTATACAATTCTAACGGTTCCATGTGTTGAAATTCGCCATTTTTCCAAGAAGGAGCATTCATAGCCATAGCACCTACTATCATTCTTGGAGAAGAGCCCATGAAATCACTTATATAATCCCATCTCCATTTCTTAGACGCATCGGATATAATATTCTTCCTCATTAAGCCTAGGTAGTTAATAACATCATCTAAAGGCATATTATCAACTTCGTTTAGTAATTGCTCTCCAGTCTTTCCTTTAAACACTTGGTCTTTCAAGGCACTTCTATTAACAATATCTTTATGTGTACCATTTAACATCTGTTTCATTAGATGTCGCATACTACCTTCAGCGTTTGCCCCTAAACCATCAGCCATTTTTTGATAGTTAGTGTTTTTAAATTTACTTAGTAATAATCCCCATCCTTGCTTAATACTCATATTACCAGTTTTGCCTCTAAACCCTGGGACTAATCCTCTAATAGCTGGAAAAAGAGCTGACATATATACAGTATTCCATGCAACGTGACCTGCATCCCACGGCATATCATGAGTAGATGATTGTAATTTAGACGAAACAGCTCCATGTACTCCAAGTAGTGCGATATCTTGAACCGCCATCCCTAAATATTTAGCTATTGTATCATTAATTTTACCTCCAAAAGCTCTTCCAAAGACTTCATGACCCCACTCAGCTATGTTATTAACATTATAACCATTTTTCATTACTTTATCTGTAAATCTACCAGCTATTTCGTCAGCTAATCCCCTCATTCTGCTCGGGCCCATCTTAACCCCAGAGTCTTGCAGAGCCCTTATAACAGCGTTTACAGAAGCTTGGTTGAAGTTTTTAGTTGCCTGTTCAGCTCCCTCTAAGCCTGCTCTAACGCCAGCTAAACTTGGTATTCTCTTTTTAGCTTCATTGACTAGTTCTCTTTGAACCGATTGACCTGAAGCTTGTAATTGCTTAGCTATTTGTGTATTTTTTCTAAGACTACCAGCTTTTGTTAAATTTTTATGTCCCTCAGGGTAAAGTTTTCCTGCTCTATTTAGAATACGTTGGGATGATAGAACCTCATCAGCGGCTTTATTAATACCCTTAACAGCTCCTTTCTTGGCAACCCTAGAAGCACCAAATGATAAAAGTTTAGCCGCTCCTCTAAAACCACCAGGCCCAGGCAAGAATAATGCTCCACCACCTGCCCCAACAGCGGCAGCCTTTTCGGAGCCAGTCAGTGTATCCCATTGGAAAGGCTCATCGATTCCCATTTGTTTTAGAACAAAACCAGGAGATTCCCATAGATATGACTCTAGTCCGTACCAAAGACCAACTCCTAAAGTCTTTAATAAACTTGAATCTCGTTCAGGGGTTCCGTGAACAGCTTGCCCAAGAGGGGCTCTTTTTGTAGTATTTCCCGATGGGGCAGATATTAACGGGGCACTAAAAGTCTTTTTAGTCAGACCCATATCTTGGGATTTCTGATTAGATATATATGTATTTAACTTTGTGAGCTGGTCACCATCTAACTCAATCCCCCTTAAAGCTAGCTTATTTAAATACTGCTGTTTTACATTATCGAAATTTTGTGGCATTATTTACTATTTACTATTATTTGACTTAATCTTTTTATCTCTTCTTCATAGAAAGAATCTTTATCTGTAAAATATTTACTATTTTTATTTACTACATTTTTCCTTAACATTGCTCTTTTCTCTTTAAGATTAGTTACCTCAGATTGCATTTGCCTAAGAGAAGCTTGCGTCTCATAAATCGCAGTCAATTTATTTTTATAATCCTTATATTCTCCAATTTCTTCATAATTGAGTTCGTATTGCCCTGCCCATTCTGGATTAGATGTTATATCTCCAGACTCTTTATTCCTAAACATAAGAGGGGTACTATTAAATTCATTATTACCTATTATTGTAGGCTCCCTAAATCCTATAAAATCCCACTCATATAAAAAAGAGGGCATTTCTACTCCTTGAAAACTTGGCATAACTCTATCTTCTTCAACAGGCTTAGGCTCATCAACAAAATTTTTGAGAAATTCCTGTGAGTTAAAAGATTCGGTAAAGGAATCTACTAAAGGAGGAGCATCTATTGTTAAATTATTATATAGATTATCAATAGACTGCGTCATAACAGTCCCGACTACCTCTTCATCGGTGGTTAGCTCAATTGCCTTACGAAGAGCAAGAGTTGATGTAGTATCGGTTGATGTGGTATTTTCGGAATTTATATCTTCACCTGTTACAAAACCAGGAAGATTTACCCCTGTCCTCCTATCCTTATACATCTGCCTAGTTGTTTCATTTAAAAGGTTTAACTCTCCCATTAAAAAAGTTATCGAGTCATTCATTTCGCCCATATTAATGAATTCATCTTCAGTCGTAAATGTAGATAAAATACCACTTGACTTCATCAGCTCAAAAACAGACATCGCAATCTCCCTATCCGCATCAGACGCTACATCTAATTTAGTAAATGCTTGGGACAAATAACCAGCTGCGGATTTGATAACCCGTACCTGTTCATCGGGGCTTGAGACTACAGTATTTGCTATCTCAGCAGCAGACTGCATTAACTCCATCCCAAAAGCTGTACTTATACCATGCTTTTTATGAATTCCATCTACACGTTTTAAAAGCTCATCCTCAAACGTTACCATAGACTCCAAAGCATCGTCAGAATCTGCATATTTCATGTGGGGTAATTGATAAGCAATAGATGTAGTCTTGTGAACTATTGACGCAGCAGTTAATTCAGCTTCTTTCTCTATGTCACCCACTTGCCGATTAAAATCAGCATCTTGGTCTGCTTTTATACCTGCATATACTTGATTAACAGCTGCCATCTTAGCAACTTCACTATTTTGAACCAACTGAACCTGCTGAACAATCTTATTCCACATATGGTCATTATCTAATAAGCCTTCAAATATAGTACCTGGCTTATCTAAGGATATTCTCAAGTTCTTATACTCTCCCTCGTCAACTGTAAGATTAGCTTTAAATTGTAGAAAATTATCCAATTTAGGATTTAGATTTTTGTCTTTAGAATCACGATACCATTGAGGGGCTTTAGTGTCCACATACATATCAAGCTCCTGGGCAATCTGAATATTCTTTTGTTTTTGTTTAATTCTATCGCGTAAAATATCATTATATTTAGAAGTGGTACTCATAATATCAGATATACTTAAATCTCCTTGATTAATGAGTCCAGAATTATTCTTTAATTCAGTTGCAAAGCTTTTAAGTAAATCACTTCCATCTTTAGTTTGCTCGTAATAAGGTAATTTAGATAGAGTGTCCTCCGAGTAATTAAGACCTTTTAATTGCTCTTCTAAAGTAGACTCTTTTTGCTTTAAATCGTTACTTAAGTTTCTTAAGCTGGTTAAATGTTGCAGCCCCAATTCATGTTGTACTCGCTCGGATTGCATTTGTTCTTGTGAAGCAATTCGCTTGTCTTGAAGTAAGACGGATTGTCTAAAAGCATCGTCCCTCCTTTTATCTTCTCTATACATCCTCTCCATAGCAGCTAATGAACTAAGAAAATTTGCCCCACTTTGAGCATAAAATCTATCAGTAAACTGTTTCTGATTATTACCGTTCATTAGTCGCCTCTCAAATTTTTAACTTTTGACATAATTGAGCCCGCTGCTCTTTCAGCTGTGCCAATCTTAGAAAATACATCTTGGAAAGCCTTTATCTTCATATCTTGACCAGTAAATTCTAAATCTTTCTTTCCCTGGTCATATAGTTTCTTCATAGAATCAACTGCATTATCTACGTCAGCTACTCTTTTATAATTTCTTGCCATTGTAGCTGGAGCATCCATAGCAGTTTGATAAATATCTCCTAGCTTATCTCCAACGCTATGCATTAGTTTTTTACCACCATGCTCTAATTTCTCAGACACTATATCCATACTACCATAAAAACTTTTGCCGACATTACCTATCGACCCAACGGTCTTAACAGCAGCCTTCTCTAATACGTTAGCTTGTTCATCTGCTATTGCTTGCTGCTGGGCTCCTCCAATCATATTGACTAAGAGCTTTCCTCCTTGATATACTGCGTATGCTGTTAAAGGGTCTATTGGCATTATTCAAATCCTTTCAATTCTCTTCTAGCGAATTGTCTACGGCTAACATACATGTCGTACATACTATCTCCAAACAAATCCCTTGCCGCATCTCTAGCTTTCTCAGATGTCATATCCTGACCTCCCACCCTGCGAGCCTGTCTAGTTAAGCTATTAATATTCTGTTGATTAAATTTTTCTTGATACTGAAGAGAAGACTTATCTGTGCCACCCATAAATTCTTTATGAAATTTCCCCATTTCTATACCTCCACCACTACGTCTAGTCTGCCCGCCTGGAGTCATATCTTCATAAGGAGAAGCTTCTTTAATTGGGTTTTCAGAGGTATATTGACCAGGAGAAGTATACGACTTATTTACAGTCCCATATTCAGATACATCTCCCAAAGATTTAGTCCCCCCTGCTTTATATAAATCAGACATATTTTTTAAGTCAGTCCCACTTATTTGTTGAAATTGTTCCACTCCCTCTTTATCTTTAAAATATCTTGTATGCATTTGGTCTTTATCAACTCCTTGATATGTGTCCCAAAGAGTATCAGGTTGCTTATATTCAAAACCAGCCTCTTTAGCTACATTCGCAGCGTCAGCATGTTCTTGAGCCCCTTCTTGGTATCCCTTAAATAGAGAAAACCCAGCGTCTAAAGTCTGATTCCATCGTCCTTCTTTAGCCTTCTGTTCTCTCATTTTACCAAAATAAGACCCAGTAGCTTCACTAACACTTCTTGATGCTTCTGAGAAGTCCGAGTAAAACTCTTGTGTTCCTGTTACTATATCTCCATATCCAGCCATTGTTTCTCCTTCGTAGAATTTACTACCTTAAGATATCTTTTCAAATCCCAATTATATTTGAATGTGTATTACTTTTCCATCGTCACCATCAGCACCTGCCACCCCTTGCATCGTTAAATCCCCAGTAGGAGATGCACCTCCACTCCCATTTGGGCAATCAACTGTCCCCCCTATAGTCCCTGTAGTCGTTATTAAAACAATTACACCACCATTCCCACCTGCACCTCCACCTCCAGAACCACCTCTTGCTAAATTGTTAGCAGATGGAGTTGTATTATTTATTCCAGAACTTACTCCACTTCCTCCTGCTCCACCAGCTTTACCATTAGAATTTACTACGCAATTAGACTTAGCAACGCCAGGGGCTCCATCAGAACCATCTCCAGCTGATGCGCCGCTACCAGCACTAGCTGCCCCTCCTCCACCACCCCCACCGCCTGAAGCTCCAGAAGATACGTTCAATCTCTTAGCTGTATCAGACGCATCCATGACATCTCTCATCATTAAAACTAAGTGAGGGTCTATTGTATTTAATCTAGTTATTGCTTTTGTGGACGTTGCTGCGCCACCCGCAGCTCCGTCACCACCTGGTGCTGGCATATTTTACTCCTTATACTCCTGCTGATTGACCACCATCGCCACCATCTCCACCTGATGCTCTGATTGTTCCACTATTACTAATATATCTTGCTGAAATTAAAATAGTTCCACCTGTCCCACCACCTCCACCGCCTGCGCCACCTGACATTCCATATAATCCAGCGTCACCAGCAGCCCCTCCCGCTGAACCTGAAGTACCTTCGGCTAGGCTACCACCTAATCCACCAGCACCGCCTGCTCCACCGCCACCAACGCCTCCAGAAGTATCTCCGTCACCTCCATCTGTCCCCCCACTCCCTAAATTGTATACAGAAGCTCCGCTTTCAACTGTGAATGTTCCTTTGCAAAATATTCTATATCCTCTTGTATGTAATATAACACCAGTTTTAACTGTAAAATCATTAAAATAAGCATCTGACTGCATATACCATTTAGTAGTATCTCTATACATTATTCTAGAACCATATCCATTACTAACTTCAGAAGAAGTCTCAGGAGGAACATTAACTGCATAAGAATACTCACCATACGCACTACTTCTAGAAGAGGTACTAATCCATGTATCTACATATGAAGAACCATTATATGAATCTTGTCCTCCACCAAATAATCTAGTTCTTTCTATGAGATAAGTATTAGAAGTAATATCTCCATTTTTTGCAAATGTTATATTATTATCAGCAAAAGATGCGGAACCATCTCTATTTATAGCCCACTCATCAGTCACTATATTACCATCTGCTGTCATAACAATTTGAGCATCTCCATCAGCTATACCCATAATTGAAGTACTATTTATTTCCCATCCTCCTACATAACCAGAAGTTTTAGTAGCATTATTCGCAGCTGTAGCTGCTGTCCCAAGCACAGAATCGTCAGAGGTATTATCTACATTATTTAAAGCCATTGTAGTTTTTAAAGTACTTGGACTTTCGTTAACAACATTATTAAGGTCAACATCAGTTTTAGTTGTATTTTCATTTAATGTATTAGTTGCATTAAGGTCTACTCCTCCAATACTAACCGTACCACTAAAAGTACCAGTTGCCGCTGACAATGCCCCAGCAAATGTTCCTGATGCTGCTGACAATGCTCCAGAAAATGTTCCACCTCCATCTATAGCCAAAGTTGAACCATTCCAAGTTAATTTAGAACCTAAAGAAAAATTAGAACTACTATCTATATAAAAACCAGTATTAGCATTACCATGAGTTCCAGTTCCAGTATAAAGTTTACTTGAAGCCATGCTTATACCACCAATAGAACCACTATTAGCAAATATGTGACCTTTTAAATAAACACTATCCGAATACAATCCATATAAATTTGATTGAGAGCCACTTAATCCTGCATCAGTATCAGTTATACCATCTAATCTTCCTAGTCTTGCTTTCTCTGTTGAAGCACTCCCCCAATTAGCCCAACTATTAACACCATCCTTTATAACTATATAAGGGGCTTTAGAATCATCAGCACTTAGATAAAGAACAGCATCTCTATTTGTATTTGTAGTATTTCCTATTCTTACTACATCATCGCCAACTCCAAACGAACCAGTATCAGCAGGTAAATCTCCATCTCTAGTGACAGTAATTGTTCTCCCACTTACACTAGTGACTCTTCTTACAAGTCTCCTTATAATTTGTAGAGTACCACCACCAGTATCTCCACCCGAAGTGCCTGTTAAATCAGCTCTTTGAACCATTACTATATCATTATCATGGAATGGACAAACTCCATTATCACTTGGGTCTTCAAATGTTATATCACTACCATCAATGCTCTCTACCTTAGCAACTGCTGTGATTAAAACACTTCCATTAGTAGCTCTCAACTGTTGCAGTAAAAGTTCATAAACTGAAAGAGTACCCCTAATAGAAGCACTAGAGAACTCAGCATGAGCTGTATTGTCTATCTTCCATCCACCACCTGTGAAACCAGAAGTAAATGGATTAGAAGTAATATCATCTCCATCTACTATAATATCTCCAAACGTTACATTAGAAGACGTTAAGACATTTTGATTCATATCATATAAATAATTTGCCCCTTGTCCTGTGTTTAAGGTTGTGGCAGTAATTGTCCCGAATTGGACATTAGAGGAAGTTGTTAGATGCTGACCAGTATTATAAGCTAACTGAGTGTCTCCAATAGAGTCATTAACGACACTTAATGCCGCTGTACTGCCTTCACTTTGAGTATGACTAACAGCGACTTGACTATTGCCTGTTAGATTAGTCATATAATTACCAGTCGTGTCTGTTGTGAGAGCGACTGAATTTGGTTGAATTGTTGCAGTCAATGTTCCATTGGCGAGATTAGTTAAGGTTACATTGCCTCCTAAATCACCAGCTAAAGTGATAACAGGAGATTTATTTATTGTAGTCCCTGATGCGATGTCTCCACCGTTAATATCAATACCAGAGAATGTAGGTGTGCCTGTAAAAGCATGGTTGCCCGTAATGGTTCTAGCCGATGTATTATGAACATATTGACTATGGTCATCATCCCCTAGATTAGTCAAATCAGAATGAGAACCAACAGATGTGCCAGCCCCTGTCCCTGATGCGACAGCCCCTCCTCTAAATACTACTTGTTGTCCAATTGGTCTTCCTGAAAAATTTCCCGTAGATGTAGACATCTCATTCCAACCCAACTCTCCCTTTACTAAATGCACAAGACCCTTACCAGGTATTTGAGTAAAGGATTGGTCTCCTAAATTCCCTGAGCGTGAATGAGGTGTACCCCTCTTGGTTCTAGGGGCATCTGCATGCTCATGTCTAGCTTGTCTTGTTTCTTTAGATGTGGGCATTACCTAAGTGTTCTTTCTCTATACACTATCGTCATATCATTTATTTGAAAATTCTTTGGGACTGTCCCATTGGCTGCAATCTTTAACTGAATCGACCTGATTGAATTTGCTTCAGAACTAACATTTGGCTTTAATGTAGTAACATTCCAATCAGTCCCAGTAGGAGTCCCTAAATCTCCCATTGGAGGAGGAGAGCCAACGTTAGCCCCGTATTCTAAGTTTTTTGTTTGAGCGGATTCTCCATTTGTTCCATAAGTAATCGTTACATTAGAATCAGCGGCTGCATCTACAGCGTCGTTAGGAGATTTCCATGTTAATATTACCTTGTATATTCTTTTGAGGGTACCTGGATTTCCAAAATCAATATCTTTTGTCTTTATTAATAAGTTAGCAGTAGACGACTCCGAATCATCCCACTGTAAAAGATTCCCTGATGAATCCAAAACCTTGACTACATTATTATCTAATATGAAGTTGCTATAAGTAGCAAAATTAAGTTTTTGTTGATGCCTAGTCCATCCTTGAGTTGTTAAGCAATACTCATATAAATCTCTATAGCTATTCCCACTATCATTTACCCAGCTGCCTGTTACAAATAACTTTCTTTTATTTGGTAGATAAAATGTTTGACTATTAGGCATAATATGGTCTGCCCATTCACTTGGTTTAATAGACCCTTCAGTTAAGTTCGTAACCTTTTGACCATCGTAAAGATAACAACCATTCTCATTCGCCCACGCAACTCCAAAATCAGTTTTAGAAGCAGCTCCTGGATGAGTAATCCCCATACCAACAAAAGTATCCTCTAAAAATTCAGTAGATTTAGTTGCATTTATTAAATACATTGTATTTCTTTTAAATTGTAAAATTCTATCTGCATAGGTGTTTAAGTGTATTATATCATCGCCATCATTTATAGCAACATCTATTTCTCTTCCTGCTGAAGGGAAACAATCAAAAGAATTGGTCACAGACTTAATCATTCTGTCCCCATACACCTTACCGTCTTGTTCAATATTTCCTATATAGACTTTTCTATTTAATACAACAGCCGTTTTATATTTTGCAGATATTGTATCGACAGTCGACTTAAATCCATTTAACGCATCAAATGATTCGAGAAGAGGTAACCCAGTTGTTTCTATTAAATTTGATTTATTACAAGTAGATGAAAATGTTGCGAAAGCATCAATAGTAGAGCCAAGTTTATCAGCAGGAAAATCAGGCTCCCATGCCCCCTTTAATCCCTTAAGAAAATCTAATTCAGAAACTCTATAAGGAACATCCTCATCTATCATATACAGATTAGAACCAGTTATCCTATTATTTGTAATAGATTTAATATATGCATTTATACCTATCTTATAACCCCAATCATTTGGGTGTAAGGCTATAGAGGATGGGAATGAATACAATAAACTCTCAGCGTCTTGATTCTCATCATAAATAAATGAATATGCAAAGTCCTTAATCCCTTTAGCCCCTGAACTACCGACTTTATCTGAATCCCCTACTCTTAAATCAGAAACATGAAGCACAGAATAAGAGTCGTCTGGCCCTCCCTCTGTGGAAAGACCCCCTGAACCAGTAAATTGTAAACTCAAATCAGCCCGAAAGGTAAAGCCAGTGGGAGTCATTGATGTTACTGCAGTATTACTCTTTCCTGTTATTTCATCATAGGGTAATTCAAGGACAACCCACTCACCATAATTAGCCTCAAGAATTGGAGTTATATCTACTTCCCAATAAAATGTTTGATTGGAACTATTTTTTATAGTTATTCTTGCGTTAGTAAATTTTATCTGACATACTACACTATCAGCAATTGCCAAAGTATGTGTCCCAAGCCACATATCTCTATTCTCCTTATCTTCAGTTCTTACTGCTATATAATATGACTTTCCAGAAACTAAATTATCGCTAGGAGAAGTAAATGATGGGGATGTCCATTCATGTCTTATATCAGCTTGGTCACTAGTCACAGGAGAACTATCAGTCCCAAGTTGCCATCCAAACCTTCTATAATAAGTAGACCCATCAAATCCGCCTGCATATCTTTCGTCATGTTGCCGAACATTACCTGAGCTATCAGTCATAGTAAAAGCACTTGACGAGGAGAACAGCTGGGAGCTTGTCCCAATTTCCTCAGTATCATCTCTTAAATTTCTGACATGCCACCAAATTCTATCATCAGAAAGGGCTGCGGCGTTTGTAGGAGCAACTAATTTCATTTCGCCACTAGTAGGTGAAGACAAAGCCTGGTCTTCTTTATACCAACCCTTTTTATCTACAGTAACTCCATCTGTGTAAAGAGTTCTATTTAGAGCACCAATCCAAACAGGGTCATTGCCAGCCGCAAAAGTTGCATCGCTAGCCCTTATAGCTCCATCAACACTATAAAAGAATAATTTAGGACTCTCATCACTCTGCAAATCCAAGAAATCAACAGATGTGTTTAAATGAGTAGGTGTTTCCCAATCCCCTCCATCTGGGCTCCAATAAAGCTTTTGGTCAGCCTCTCTATAAGCTAATATATAATCTGTTCTAGTCGGGGCAGGGTCACCATCCCAGTCCTTATGAAAATCAGATGAAAATCTGAAAAGACCATAACCTCTAATATTAGTACTAACTTCAGGCTTTGTAGAAGCTGAATTTGTTATAGTGGTTAAACTACCAGCGTTAGTTATTCTTCCAATATCATCAACTGATACATCTTTCGCTTCAGATAATTGATTATCTAATATATCCCTTGCATCAGATTTTGTATTTAAACCACCGTGGTAAGAGTCTACCTTGTGGAATTTACGAGGCATTTATTTCTTTATGACTTTTTTTACTGCTTTTGCTTTTTTCACTACTTTAGTTACTTCATCTTCTGCATTTTCTAAAGCTTTTCTTACTTTAGCAACGATTTCATCGTCTTTAGTGCTTGAAGTTAAGGAAGTAGCAAACTCCGCATATTCAATAACGGCTTCAATCATCCCTTTTTTCTTCACAAGATGTTTGATAAACTTGCTTAATAATCTAAATGATTTTATCATTACTTATCTTTCCCAGCCAATTTAAAGACTGCTTTTTTAACTGATGTCCATAACAAATCATCCCATTTACTAGGACTAAGAGCTACGGCTTTGTCAATTGCGAGAATGGCAATAAGAACATATTCCCAATTCTGTGCAACTATTTCTACAACTTCTTTCATAATATTCTCCTTAATGAATTATCATTGCAACCACTACTTGAACAAAACCAACCACTATAACAACCCCAATAGCAACGCCTTTCCACTTAGATATAATACTCTCGTGCTTGGCAATACTGCCATTCTGCTTATCTAAATGAGATTCTATTCGTTTAATATGATGATAGATGTTCTCAATATGAGCATTAGTTTTAGCATTTTGGACTGCTATATCTGTTACTTTATCTTCCAGAGCGTGTCTAAAGTGCCATACGTTTTGTTTTTCTTGAACCATCTTTTATTTCATAATTAACCTTT